TGCTGGCGCTGCCTGCGGCGTATGCGGCGCAGATTCGTTCGTTTTCTGATCTGCTGGGGCTGGGTTCGTCGGGCGGTGACTCGGCATCTGTCGCCAGCGCGTCCACCACCTCGGCAACGATGGCCACGGCATCCGTTGCGGTGGCCACCACGCCCAGCGGTATCCCCGTCACCGCGCTGCCGCAGGTGGTGGATACGTTGCTGGCACTGACTGATATTCCGGTGACGGCGGGCGGCGCGGGTGATTCGCCCGCGCTGCATATCAATCTGGCCGCCGAGTCGGCGCTGTTTAGCCAAATGGTGTTGGCCAGCGCCGTCGAGGTGGCGTTGGCCGATTACCAGTCGGCGGATGATCGCGATGCGGTGCTGGCCAGCGTGCTGCGGGCGATGGATAGGATGCTGCCGTTGATGGCCGACGAGGTGTTTGAGGCGGCGCTGGATTGCCGCGCCACGCTGATCGCGGCGCTGATGGCGCAGGATTTGGCACCGGCCACGCAGCGCGACATCGTGTCGCCGCTGCCCGCCGCGCTGCTGGCGCACCGGATGGAGGTTGATGAAGGGGTATTCCTCGCCAGGAACAAAGTGCGCCATCCGTTGTTTGTCCAGGGGCGGGTATATGGCTGACCTGATCGAGATTAAGTTCGACAACAAGCGCTTCAACGGTTTTCAGACGGTTAAGGTGCGCGAGTCGGTGGACGAACTGTGCGCTTCGGTGCAATTCACGCTGGCCAGATCGGGCAAGTGGTCATCTATGGGCATCACGGCCAATACGCTGGTGCAGGTGCTGATTAATGGCGAGCTGGTGACGACGATCCGCCCCGGCAAGATTCCCCGCAAGGTCACCCCGAACGACTACACGGTGACGATCTCCGGTCGCTCGCTGGCGCGCGAGCTGGTGGACTGCCAATTTTCCAAGACGTTAAAAGGGCTGAAGCTGGGCGAGATTGTGAAGGCCATTTGCGGCCTGTTTAAAGTGCCTGTGAAGATCGACGCGGCCACTGAGCTGGTGCCCGATTTTTCGATGCAGTGCGAGGTTCCGGCCAATGCGCTAATAAATGCGGCGCGGGTGGCCAACCTGCTACTCTACCCGACACCTGAAGGCGGGCTGATTTTGACTGCGCCAAGTGATGCGCAGCCCGTGGCCACGCTGGTATATGGGGTCGATTTCACCGAGTACGAGATCGTGGACGATTTCGATATGCGCTTTTCCGAGTATGTGGTGAAGAGCTTTGATTATGAGAGCGGCGGCGCTCTTAAGGGTTCGGCTCATGATGCGGAAATTAACTTTTTCCGACCGCTGCATATCGTGGCAGACAGGCATGGCCATACCATCGGCAACTGTAAGCGCCGTGCCGAGCTGGAGCGTAACCGCAGGATCGCCAAGGCGCACGCGATCAGTTTTACGGTATGCGGATTTGGCCACGCGAATGGGCGCTGGGCGATCAATACACAGGTGCGGGTGGTGATACCGGATGAAGACATTGACGGTGTGTTCCTGATCGGCCAGCGAGAGTTTGGGCAGGACGAAAAGACGAATGGGTCAACGACGCACATGAGCGTTTTGCACCGTAACGCGTTCATCGGCGAACCGCCGAAGAAAATGAAGCGCAGCGCGGGAGCCAGAAAGTGATTAATCAAGTATGGCGGCGGTTTCAGTTGCTCTTCGCACAAGGCGTGGGGGTGATGACCAGCCACCGCAAGGTGCAGGTGACGATATTGGATAGCGACGATGACATCCCGCCCAACATTGACCGAGTGGAGCCTTACGGTTTTTCGTATCGCCCGCCGCGCAAGGGTTTTCAGGCTTATATGGCGTTCCCCGCTGGCGACCGTTCGTATGGTATGGCGCTGATTATCGGTGACCGGCGCTATCAGATGGAGCTGGCGGAGGGCGAGGTGGCCTTGCACGATGACGAAGGCAACTACGTCCACCTCCAGCGCGGCGGCACTATCAAGGTGAAGGCTTCTACCAAGGTTCTGGCCGATACGCCGCTGTTTGAAACGACGCATGACTGCAAGATCGGCGGCAATCTGCTGGTGCTGGGGACGACGCATTTGCAGCAGGTGGTGAATTGCGACGCGAATGTGATTGTGAGCGGTAACGTGGTGGCCGCGATGGTGCTGGCTGGCGGGTATTCGAGCTTGATGGGCGGCTCTGCTTACATGCCTCAAGGCATGGCTATTATTGGTACGTTTACGGTTAACGGTAAGAACGTAGGCGATACGCATACCCACAACACAGCCGGGCTGGGCGCGCCGACTCTGGGAGTGAACTGATGCTGAAACTTGTACAAATTGAGCCGGGCGTGTTTGAGCTGGCATTCGATGATCCCGATCTGGCCGACGATGATGCGGCAGCGGCCACGCTGGTCTATGGGGTTTTATGCGTGGATGCCGAAGCGCCGCCTGAACGCGAACCGAACCGCTACGAGCGGCGTGGCTGGATGGAAGAGCCCGCCAAGGGTAGCGGGCTGTGGCATGTGCGCCGCCAGCCGCTGGGCAGCGCTGCGCGTGCCGAAACATTGGCGATGATCGCCGATGCGTTGGCTAAAGTCTCCCCTGCTTTAACGGGGATCAAAGTCACTGAGGTGACTCCTTCAGCGGGAAACGTTTCCAGCGTATTTGTTCAAGTCGAGGGCTTTCATAATGGGCGCAAGTTCATTGTGAAAGCCCCGGCGTGATTCTCAATTACATCAGACCAACTCTTGTCACACTGCTGACGCGCATCCAAAGCGATCTGGCATTTTTGCCAGCCGTTTTGCGTGTGCCGTTGGCCAAGATGCTTGCGCGCATGGTGAACGGGTTGCATGGGCATTTGGACTGGGTGAATGCGCAGACCTCGCCGCTGACTTGTGAGCTGGAACGGCTCTACGATTTTGCCGCGCTGTATTCAGTTGACCGGCTGCTGGCGCGTGCGGCTGTCGGCAAGGCGCTGGCCACAGGCAATGTCGGCGCGACATTGCTGGCAGATAAGCTGCTGCGCGGCTCGAACGGGCTGGATTACATCGTGCTGGCCGCCGTCACTCTGGGGGCGGGCAATACCGAGGTTTCGATTCGCTGCACGACCAAGGGTGTCGACGGTAATTTGGCTGCGGGTGCCACGTTGACGCTGGTTGACCCGGCGAACGGGGTCAATAGCGTTTTAACGGTGGGCGCGCAGGGTATTACGGGCGGCGATGCCGACGAAGCGGTCGACGCTTGGCGCTTGCGGGTGTGCGATGAATGGCAGACGGTGGTGAAGCACGGTGGACGCTCCGGCAAAGTTGACGATTATCGTTTTTGGGCAAAAAGCGCGACGACATCGGTGACGACCGCAATCGTGCAGCCGCATGGGCTGGGTATCGGCACGATGGTGGTGCGCCCTATCTGCAACGGATTGGCGAACCGGATGCCCACCCAAGGGGTGATGGATGCGGTGATGGCCAAGATGCTGATCGACGCGCCGGGTACGGCAGACTGGCGCGTGACGTTTCCCATTGCGCATCCTCACACCCTCAATATCCATTTGATTCCTGCGGTCGATACGCAAGCACATCGCGACACGATTGCATCCGCGCTGAATGCCCTATGGCTGACCAAGGACAACTCCACCGCCGAAAAATCGCAAATGCTGTGGGCCGAGATTGATGCGGTGGTAGGCATTACAACTCAGCAATATGTGCTGGATGAAACCGTTTCGCTGGCGTGGTCTGGCAGTGAAGTTCCGGTATTGCAGCCGATCAATTGGATTTAACCCGTGAAGCTAAAACACTACACCGCCAGTGATCACGCCGACGCGCAGCGCTCATTGCTGCCGCCCGGAGCGGCTTTTAACTGGCCGCTAGGCGGGTTTGGGGATGCGCTGCTTAAAGGCATTGGGGCAGAGTTTGAACGCATCGGCGCAGGTGCTCAGCAGGTGATGGATGCCGCCATCGAGCAGCACCGCCCGAAATATTCCAATTGGAATATTGGCGAGTACCGCCTCATTGCGAATGAGGCCATTGCGGGCGTGGCTGAGACGATGCCACGTAACCCTATGCGCATCGGCAGCAAGATCGGTGGACGGCTATGGAGCAGCGCCGCCACGCGCAATTTTCCCGTCCCCTTGTTGCGTGTTGAGCATTTGCTGGGGCCGTGCCGCATCGGTAGCAAGATCGGTAGCCAGCTTTGGAGCAAGGACGGTCGATTCGTGATTCGGGTGCGCTACTACCACGGCGTGGTTGATCCTAAGCCTGTTTGGGATGCCCTTGCGGCGTTCAAACAGGATCATGTTTTTTTGTGGTTTGAAGATATTACGGGAGCAGGAGGAAGCTATGGATTTAACTAATTCGCCAGGACACCTTAACCACCAGTTCGTGGCAGAAGACGCAGCGACGTTACGGGCGGCAACGGAGATTTCGCCGGGCGATATGAACGGGCCGATGAATGAGCTGGTGAATATCATTCGTGATGCCCAGATCGTTCCTGATACGAATAACCATGCGCAGGTGCTGGCCGCGCTGAAGGCGTTGTTCACAAAACGCGATGGGGATACAGGACTAATCCGCACATTGACACCGGCAGGCGGCGCGCGGATACGCGAGCTGGGGGACATCGCCAACGCAGCGACGGTCGGCGGCATTGAGTTCGGCATCAGCTACAACTGCAACATCGATCCGGCCACGGGCGCATGGTCTGGTCGGGATGTGGCCGATCTGTGCTGGCTGGAGAAATGGTCTGATGCTGGTGGGTTGAAAGAGTATTGGTTAGCACCAGCGGCGGCGGCGGGGACGGTTCCGGTATGGTCCCGTGCATTTTTGTTGGATATGGTTAATGGAGTTTTTTACATTGGCAATTCTTCAGCGCTAACTCAATCGGCGGCGGATGCGCGGTATGCTCGTGCCGCAACTGGCCGTGCAGTTGGCGAGTTGTTTTGGTCTCTAGCCTTCACTCCACTTTCTCCCGGCGCACTGGTACTTCCTACATCAGCAACAACTGCATCGCGGTCAGCATATCCCGAATTAAACAATTATTGCGCGGTCTATAACTATCCGTGGGGCGCTGGGGATGGAGCTACGACATTTGGCCTTCCTTATCTGCCGGCAGATCAAACTATCGTGCAGGCAAACGGTAACTTGAGAAGTTATACAGTCGGCCAATTATTAAGTCACACCCACTCGGGTGTTATAACTGGAATGGGAGGTAATAACGGCGGT